CTGTCTTCATGGCACCTTCTTCGTTGAAATAGTACCACTTCTCAGCGATTTTCTTCCAGCCTGTGGCCATTTCGCCTGATTGGTCAAAGTAGTACCAATTACCGTCTGTGTGCTTCTTCCAGCGGTCTGAAAGCATATAGCCTGAGCCATCGAAATAATACCAGGTACCGTTGATTTTCTCAAACTTATCTTTTGGATAAGAGCCGTCTGAGTGTACGTACCAGTAGCCAGTGCCATTTTTCTGCCAGCCTGTTGCAGCTCTCAAGCCGTTTTCGATGTCTTGCTTAAACTGTTCACGGCTAATGCCCCATTTAGCAAGATATGGATATGGATCCACATGGTCTGAGTGGTTGTTTGGTTGGTTATTGGTACAGTATTCATGCGTCTTGATACCTGCCAAGTCGTCTGTATCAAGAGTCTTCGGCAAGCCTGCTTCGTCCGCTAGATTGCGTAGCAATTCGATATAGAGGCGATAGTCAGCCATAAACTCTTCCTTAGTTGAATGGCTTTCAATCAGTTCAACCGCTGCATAGGTCTCAGCATTCCAACCGCCCCCAACATCCCAACTTCCGTTGTTCACAGGTCCTACCTGCATGATGCGACCGTTCCCAACAACGTGCGAGAAAAAACCTAATTCTGGGTCTTTCCGCCAGTGATAATCCGCTTCATTCTGTACGGTTGAGTTGCGGTTACCTGTTGAGTGAGCATGTACTTGTCGATAAGGCTGCACCCCAACCTGTGGCAAGCCTGTACGTAGTCTGTTTCTATCGATATCCATTCCCTATCGTCCTTTCCATGCGTCATTCATCTGCTTCACTGCTGACTCTACGAAGGTGTCTAAGTCTTTGTCAGTCATGCTAATATTGTATTTTGTAAGCTCAGCACGGACTTTAGCGCGAGCCTGTGCCAGTTTTTCATCTCCCTTGTAGCCAGTTTCAGCAGCTACCTGCTCCACGGCATTTACTGCATTTTTAGCTAGAATTTCAGCGATGATCACCGCTTTCTCTCCGCCTTTACGCAAAAGATAATCTTTTACTGCTTTTACAATACCGCCTACTGCTACTGTTAAAAAGCTTGTCGCAAAAGCAATGATGATTTCAGTAATTTGCTGCATTTGTTATTCTCCTTTTTTCGTGTCATCATCTTTTTCAAGTAATCGCTGAAATACTTTTACAATCGGCTGAAAAAGAGTAACATTTCCTTTTAATTTGCGATAATTTTCAATGAGAGATTGAAAAGTAAATGCGATGTACCCGAGACAGATTGAATGCAAGAATACAAAACCTGTCTTTTCAGGCAACAAAACGGACGCCGGAATGAGGATCATCAGTAAGAGAACCCCTGAAATCTTACGAAGGAGCCCGTTAATGCCGATTTTGCTCTTGTACTCGATGTCAGGATTGATAATCGCCGCAATCGTCCCTGTGACAAAATCAATGATTTCCATTGAGACAATCAGTGTTAGAGCGTACAAGACCAAACCATCTTCAGTCTGTACGACACTTCTTAGAAAATTGAAAAATTCAATTTTCATACACACCTCCTATTCCTTATGCTCAGCATCTGCTTCCAGCTCTGCCAAAATGGCATCTTCAATCTTATAGCGCATTTCTCGTAACTCTTGCTCATGCTTACGCATACTGATACGATTGTTAGCGTACAGTTCCGGGTCATGCAGCGTTTCAGATATTGTTGAAACAGCTTTATTGTCTGTGTTGATTACAGTAGTTTTGACCAATTTTTGTTGGTCGCCATCTTGTGCGAAAAATTCAGTTACTAGCTGACGTGTTTTAGTGACTTTTAACATTGTCATTTCCTCCTTTATAAATTAATTATCCGTTAATAATTAGGGATTTTTTACGGTTGTTATATTTTGAAAAACACATTATCAAAATTAAGCCAAGTAGCATCTACATTAGATTTGACAACTACGTTTCCATTTGGATAAATTCCTATAACGGCTGAACCGTAATCATTATTCAAAGCAGTTTTGAATAATGTTGTAGATGGTCTGAAATGTTCAGGTAAAGTAAGTATGATTGACTCACGTGCAATCTTTCCGCCCTTACATGTTCCTTTAAAACAAACAACACCATCGAATGTTTTTGAAAATTGGACACCTCCGTAATCCCTGTGATGATTCCATCCATTTTGTAAAATGGCATTTTGCCAAGGAGTCGGAGTGCTTTCTGATTTTAGCAAAGCTACATAGTCAGAGTTATTAGTAGACTTGGATTGTTGCACCAGATAGCGCCATGGTCTCCAGTTGTTATCAAAACCATTCTCCCTAACTGCCATATATCCTGTTGAGGTAGTGAAGCGTTGAATACGTTCATGAGAGCCTGGATTAGGTCTGAATACCTCTAGCATCCCCCAAGTTCCAGAAAAGGGGTTGTTTTGAGAGCTACCATTTATCCACCACGTTCCAGTCTCTTTCATCGTATTAAAATCCTGTTTGATAAGTTTTCCACATCCATTATTGTCAGTCAATTGATATTGTTGAATAGGTTTATTTCTAGCGTAGATATCTCCCAAGACATCCAATGACCCTGCACCACCTTGCTCTGCAACTTTACCAATGCCCACACGGCCATCTTTGTCATAACTCATTACCACACTTTCAGTTGCAACTGTTGCTGTAAATTCTGTGCTTGTAAACTTATCAGATAGAGTTCCTATGACCACAAATGATTTGGTTGCAACATAATTACCTGCCATGTTAGCAGCTGAATTATTTAAGGTGTGTTGAGTTGTCCAAATACCAGAAGCTCTACCACGATCAGCTGTAAAAGTTGTACTACCTAATCGAGCTACTTTGAATGATAGTGTCATGACATTTTTTTGACTACCTGATAAAGTGATAGGAGCGATTTTAGCATTCCTGACAACTTGAATAATGTTAGGTGTTTCCCGCGTCCTAAAAGCTGTAAAACTAAAAGCTGGTGCAAAATATTCAATAACATTGATTGTAATATCTCTAGTATCTGATTGCCTGCCTCGGCTATCAACCACACTAGCTCGAATCGTTGCTGAACCATTGAAATTCATCATACCAAGCCTACCACCGTTTACAGTTGTAACCTGATTCTTGTTTACGATTTCAGCACGATATCCTGTGATAGTCGAACCATAAGCCCCGGATGGATTATTAAAGTTGACCTGAATGTCGGAAATAATCTGTAAAAAGTTATTTCCGCTCAATAGTTGCCTAGCAACAGTATTCATATCAGTCAATGTAATTCCAGAAAATGTAGGTTTTACGCTTTCCGGAATTTCAAAATACCACCCATTTGAGTAAACGTCATTTCCAACTTGAGTAGTTCCATTATATGTTCGAACACATATGTCCATCGTGCCAGACTTTGCTTTTGTGTTGTATCTAGCTAGGTCAATATTAGGTACGAAAGAAACGCCTGTTGCGTGATTTTTTCCTAAATCAATCCAGTTGCTACCAAACACTCTATACCATACTTGGTGAGTAAATGAGCTAGATTTGCGATCAATAGTGAGAGTGTGGGGACTTCCGAGCCGCCTATTTCCTGAAAGAGCATTGTCGCTTACACTACTAGATCGAGGAATGCTTGAAAGAGTATAGTTTGCTGACACGGTAATGTTTCCATGTACTCCGTTGTTTGGGTCAAACGATGCCCATACTGCAAAAGTCTTAGTTCCGTCACCACTGTGTGGGATGGTTACTTCCCCACTTGCTAAAGTAAACTCTTGCCCGGATGTGTCAAAGTTTGGATGACTACTATGCACACTTGACCCATTTAACCATACAGACAAGTTACTAATATTACCATAAGTATATGTGCGGTAAGCTCCATCACGGTCAACAGTAGCTTTCCAACTAACTCTTGAGGAATTGTTAGCGATATCTTGACTAACTTGTTCGATGTAAATATTCGAGTGTAGTTAACCGCTAGAATTGATAAATTTAGTCATTTCCCTCTTTTTTAACCTCCTATATATCGTATGACATTCACATCTTTGTTAAGATAATACTGT